CAGACGGCTCATACGAGCCATAACGCTCGTCATGGAGCTTAACCCTAGGGGAACCAGCCTCTTTCCATAATTCCTTCAACCCCTCTCCTCTTACATTTTCAAGCATCCTTTGATCACTTTTTTGTGCTTCGCTAGTAGGAGAGACACCAAAAGCATACACGTTACCAAGGGCTTTATCAAACGATTCCTCAGGGGAATGATACAACATATCTAACAATCTGTTTTTTTCTGTTACATTTGTTAAAAAATCCCTAACCTTAGTGCGTAGCCTTTTTGGGCTTTTCCTTAGGGGTTCTACGGTGCCACCACTTTGATAACCCTTTATTCTGTCAAAGTAGTCATGGATAACCTTATCGGCTTTCATTCCCTCATCATAAGAATCATAAACCCCAAAATGCTTACCTCTTAACGCTCCTCTGTACGCACCCTCTTCAGGAAGGTCTAATCCACCCATCATCGTTGGAAACAAGTACCACTTTCCATTGTCTTTCTCTAGCCGTGTTTTAATATTGGATGTCCATTGTCGTCCTTGGTCATCTGACCACCGTTTTTCTGGAAACATTTCCATCGTAAGAGGCAATGTACCCCTATAACCATCTACCATCAGACCATTTATACTGTCATGAGCTTTGCCATTTGCCATTTGCAGTAAGTTATTAGCCATCAGTTAATTCTTTTTGCTTCTCTGGTAGTATTCCCTGTTCAAATGCCTTTAGCTTTTCTCTGCTAAACCCACTGAACTCTTGTATAAGGGCCACTGAGTCCACTTTCTTTTCAGTAGAAAGTAGGCCGGATATCTTCATTAGGGTCTCTATAGCCCTTAATTTATCATTATCCCTGACCTCTGTCTTATCTATTACATCTTTTGTGGTCTCTAAGAGGTATCGTTTAGTAATACCCACTTCTGACATTAAATTTTCTATTTCCTTGTCCACTGCTTGCCTCACTGTCTTGTTTCTAAGTAGTAATGTTGACTTCTTTTCCGCATAATCCAAACTCTTTGTAGTTGGGAAGGCTTTTTGATAAGCCTCTACGGGCTCCATGCCATGTGCTATGTACTTTGCAAAGTTTCTTTTGGCATCTGTCAAGTAACCTGTAGTGTTTACCATGTAGCTAGTCTTCTTTGTAAACCTGTATATCTCATCTTTGATCGTACCAACAAAAGGACTTGACCCTCTGTGATTAAACATTCCAATTACAGTTCTGATATAATCATTATCTCTTTTCTTTTTATCTACAAAACAGCCTTTCTTTAGTATCTGCACTATTTTACCATCATCGGATAAACACCAATCTCCCTCTTTTGCTTGTTTCCAATCAGTTATTAAAGGAGTATTAGGATGTGCCTTACGAAACTCCTCTTTGGATTCGTAAGCATAATGCTTCTTTCCTTTTATGGTACGGGTCAATGCCAAATCAATTAGGCTCTTTTTCGTTAAGGTTATTTAAATCCAGTATCTCTAGCTCCGGCATGTGCTTCATGCGGTACAATAATTCGGATAAGAGTCCTATCTGCCTTGAACTGGGGTCAATGATATCTGTCATCTTTAGTTCGTGCGATATCTCACGGCAACGCTCTAGGTTGTCATATACATTGCTGATCTCATAATCGCCACTTAATGCTTTTTGATACAACGTCTTGTACATATCCATGTTTTAATTTAATAAAACTTGACAACAATGTTTTGTATTATATATATTTAATTAAGTTTGTTTAGTTTGTGTGGGATTTATATAATAGTACTATAGTATATATAGTATAGTAGTATATATAGTAAGTAGTATGTATTATATATATATTATATATATATAGTAATATAGTATATATAGTAAGTAGTAAGTAGTATATATAGTATCCGCTCCATATTTTATAGTACCGGCTCGGTAAAACTTCCAAAAAATTCTAAAAAATTATATGAGTATGTGTGTCTCTGTTGTATTTGACGTGTGTACCCCCCACATGCGTTTCGCCGTTGGAAAAATTGTGTTGAAAAACTCGATCGCGATCTACTCCTTATAATTTGTGCGTATATGTGCAATCTATTACTATTATGGAACCCGATCAGGATACATACATATATAAGGTACATAGTTTTTTGACAATTACATAATATGCACACTATACTGATAGTGGTCGGGCTGTACTTTTACCTTGTGATGTATGTAAGAATGAAGCAGGGTATTGGATACGGTGAAAATAGACCTAGAATGCTTATTCGTGCATAGGTCACTGATCGTGAAATATCTGGTCAATGCGTGAGATACCAGAGTCAGTGACCGCCTCATAATGACCAATGTACTATGAGGTAATGACACAACTAAATTTCTTAATCAAAAACAAATGGAGTTCAAAATGAACAACTTAGAAATATCATCCAACTGGGATAACATAACCAACTTAACCGACTCTGAAAAAGTAGTACCAGTCGTAACTCAGGATAGGCCAGTCATAGCAAACAAGTTTGACATAGGCCTCGATCCATTTACTGAGATCGAAAAAGTTCCATTGCAAACTGGTAATGGTGGAGGTTCCTCAGCTCATTCAATACGAATGATGATGAACGGTAAAGATACAGAAGTTGGTGTAGTTGGTGAAAGATATCTTTGTGTACCTAACAGCAAAATAGCTGAAGTTGGTGAAACTATCCGATCTAGGTCTGGTATGAACTGGACTGAATCTCAGGTATTTTTTGACGGTAAGGTATACAGGAGAACGTTTACCTGTAATGATGGTGGCCTACAGGCTGAAGTTCCTGTAGTTGGTGACATTGTAGCCTTAGTAATGGAAGAGGTCAATAGCTATGATTCCTCAGTTAAAGCTGGAATCATATGCTACTACATGAGACTAAGATGTCTTAATGGTATGAGGTCTAAAGCCCATCAGTTTGGGTACTCATTCAGACATTCACTAAACAATGTAGACTGGGAATCTGAGATTCATCAGTCAGTCGTACAACTTACTGGAGCCAATCCTCAGCTTATGCTTAACCAGTTTTCTGAAGCTTGTGGTAGATTACAGAAACCAATGGACTTTCAGGAATTAAAGGTAATTTCAGAAAACAATGACTATCTAGGAAAACTTCCTACACAGCAATACGGTCAGATAGTGAAAAACATGCTAGTTTCAAAAGACTATCCGCAAGATGGAAACCAGTTCACAGCATGGGATTTGCTTAACTCTGGTACTGAAATACTCTGGCACCAGAAAAAGATAACTCAGGGAGCAATCAAGAATAATGCTCTGGTAGTTGATGGACTTCTACAATATGGTAAAGATACATATGAAGAACCTTTTGTAGACCCTAACCAGACTGAGATGTTCCAGTCATAACACAAAACAGAGATAGGGCCCCGAAAGGGGCCTGATTCTCATAAAGTAAAGGAATTAGAATGAAGTTTAAGCTCAAAAGTAAAAAAGAGGCATATTTTTTGCTTAGTGCAATATGTAGCCTACATGAGACAATAGCTAATGACACTAGCCGAGATAAGGAAACGATTGATAAATCTCAAGAAGACCTTACAATAATTAGAGAACGCTTAATTAAGCTATGCTGTAAAAAAGGATGGTAATCATAGAAATGAGGATGGGGAGCAGAAATGCTCCCTATTCTCTATTTTTTTTTATTTTTGTAATTTTTTTTTATTTTAAAAATTTTTTTATATATAATAATATAACTACTTAACGAAGGTAACTCATTCTTTTATAACTACTTAACGAAGGTAACTCATTCTTTTATAACTACTTAACGAAGGTAACTCATTCTTTTATAGGGTTTACTATTGATTGTATAAATAAAGGGGAATTCATAAATAAAACAACTCAGGTATAATAGGGCAATTTGTGTAAATATTTTATCCCTCTATTTACACTATATTATATATATTTCAAAGTAGAACACAACCCCCACACACAACCCCCCAAAAAAAGTTTATATTTTTTTTAAATACTGGGAACTTTTTTACAGTTAAATAGTATAGTATATATAAACAAAAAAGGTAAAATATGCACACAAAACAATTAAAAAATAAAACGGCGTATGGATGCAAACTGAGAAAGATGAACGATGACACATACAGACTCAGAAAAAATATAATGAGTATAATATATGATGCGAATAAAATAGTAAAGAATTATGATGGTTCAAGGCTACCAAGAGTAGAGGTGAGGATTGTAAAACAAAGCCCTTGTAAAAGCGAACAAGTAAACGGATACGCCTATTTAGGGGCAAATATTATCCATATAAGAGAAGATGTAGCAGAGAAGGATAACTATAGCCTTTACCACACCACATACCACGAATTAGTACATACACTATTTAATCAGGGACACGATGAAAACTGTAAATTGATGAAAGAGAGGGGAACAAGGCTTAACAAAAAAGAGTCAGAGAGAATATTTTTAGAGTACTATAAAAAACATAATAACTAAAAAACTTTGAAACTTTTGAAACTTTACACAGTATAATAAGAAACAAACGGAGAAAAAAAACAAATGTACACAACAGAAACAGCAACAACAAGAACAGCACTAGACAAATACAAACAGAATCTAAAAGTTGATTACAATAATATATGGAGCTATGAAACAAAAGTAGCAGACATTGACCACAAGAGCAGAACAATTACCCCACTTGGGTGGTGGTCTGTAACTACGTCAAAGCACATAAATTATGTGGGTTCTGAGTATAATTACAAAGTACAGAAAGTAAACTAACTTACAGAAATTAAAGGGGGTGTGTAATGCATCCCCTTTAGGAGAAATTATGAAAAAA